TAAAGTGAATTCTTGCACCTTAGTACCATCATCTTGCAAGAATAGTAAAAGAACGTTATTAGAGCTATCTACAAACTTTAAGAATGAATCTGTATCGCAGTTAGTCCATTTTGTCCAACCTTTAAATATTCTGTTATAAACAATAGTGGTATTCATAGTTCCTGAGCTGTCTGGAATAGTTAAAATGTATTCGTCATTATAGTAAACTCCACAAGACTTACTTGCTTCACTAGCTTTAATAGCATCTATTGTTGGTTGAATTGGCTGAGTTAATAAACTTGTACGAATAGAGTTAAAGTAATTAGCTTCGTTACCGAAAACACGTACACCTTCTCTTGATAAAAAGTATAGGTCGTTTTCTACTGCTACTATGCTTTTGTGAGATACGCAACCAGCTGCTTTAGTAATAGATAAAAGATTTGGTTCTGATACGGTTGTACCAGTAGCTTCTAATGTGAATTGATAAATACTAAATTCTTTAAATATTATAAGAATATCGCCAAATATTCCGAGACCTGTAACTTTGTCACCATCGCCATTATTTACATCTATATACTGTGCGCCTGTACCAGAAAATACTGTTGCACCTGGAACTTCAGTTGAATTGTTTAATGTGCTTGCAGCGTTAGTAAAGATAGATTCATCAGATAAACGTGAGAAGTAAACTCGGTGTGGCTGTGTGTCTACGCCAGAACAAATTTGATAACCCTTGTACCATACAGAAAAAGATGCTCTAGGCATAGTTCCTGGTCTAGCAATAGTTGTGCCATCCCAGTAAGCTCCACCTTCTGTACCATTCCATATATAGGTTTTCTCTCTAGCTTGTGTAAATGTTACTTCTTTATTAGCTGTGAAAGTTATTGTTGATACAGATGTCCAAGAAGTGCCAGTAGTGTATTTAAATGTAGTGCTATCTATTGTTAATACTTGGTCTAGGGTAACTGTGTTTAATGAACCTAAACCTCTAGCGTTTGTTAATGAAGCAGAGTATTGCTCATAGCCCATTCGCTTTCGTACAATACCACTCTCATCAAACTGCATATTCTGTATGTCTGCCCACTCTTTATCATTTATAAGATTGGGCGCACCATAGTTGTTAAGACCTTTAGATGGGTTGAATACTGCCTGTCTAGATATTGGGCGTACTTTTCTACCAGGAAGCCCACGAACCTTCCTTGAACTCATTATTCAGCTCCAAGACGATAGTTGTTAGCGTAGTATATCTTCCTGTTTTTCTTTAATGGTCTACCTAATTGTTGAGCAGAAATATTTTCTGTTAGTCGTTTCTGGAATAGAGCTTCATCTTGTGAGATGTCAGCATCTGGGTTCTGTCCTAGTTTTACATAACGTCTTGCACCTAGGGCTATTGTATTAGCATCTGGGAATGGTGTGTAAACACTTGCGTTAATACTTGGTACTTGTTTCTGATACTTTATATATAAATCAGTATAGTTAGAGTCTTTGGTCTTTATTAAGTAAGTGCTTTCGTCGAATGGTTCTATCCAAAACTTATAGTCTCCAGTTTGCCACATATCTTGGTCACCAACATTGATTTCTGTAACGACTGTTTGTAGACTACCGTCTGTAAAGTATGAATAAACCTTGTGCTGTGAGTCAAAGTCTGATGGCATTGTTGCTAGTCCAGCAGCAAATGTAAGTGTTGCATTACCCTGAGAGAATGTCCAAGGATACGAGCGATAGATTTCTTCTAGTGTGTGTTGTATAAATCGTTTACGGCTATCTACTATAGATGATGTTGGTACACTGTTTTCACCAAGTAAATAACTTAAAGTTTCTAGAATTGTTGTTTGGTTAATCATTTTTATATCCTCTTAGCAACACGATACTCTGGGAACGTTCTTGCTAGTTTATGGTTTAACTCACGTGATGTTTCTGGATTATCTTGCATAGCTGTAAATTCTGGGTCTACAAGGTGCAACATAGCATATAGATATTGTGGCATAGAAAACAGTTTTCTGGTAGAACCACTTTTACTTGCACCAGTGTCTTTCAACATATTAAAGTCTCGTTCTTCTTTAATAGCTTCGCAAAATGATTTGTCTAATGGTATAAACTCTGGTTTTACTTTGAATAATAATTCTTTAATAGCGCGCCATCTCTGCATCTGTGGCATACCTTCAATCTTTTCTACTTCAGCTGCAAATGCTTTTTTAGGGTCTTGAAATTCTCTGTGCGTATTATTCATTGGTTTCCTTTATGTACACCCCTAGAGAGCTTGGAAGCTCTCATAGGCTATACGTAAATACTCTATTAGAAGAATAGTTTTCCGTAGTAGTTAGAACGTGCGCCACGGCACTCAAGAGTAAGTTCTGTTAAGATTTGCTTGCTCTTTTTGTCACCTGTGGTAGCTAGGTCTTGTGTCATTGGTTCACGACCCTGTAAGTAAGCAATAGCCCAAGAACCTTCGTTCATAGCTATTACGTCAAATCCAGGTGTAGCCGTTGTACCATAATCACCAGAAACTGTTACGTAACGGTGTGCGAATAGTTTAACCATTCTAGCAGCATCGCTTTCGTAAACATCAACTGCGTTTACAAGCCGTTTGTCGTCTGCTGCAACGTTCTTAGTGTTACCAGCTGTAAAGCCAGAAATACGTCGTTTACCCTTCATAGTAGTGTAAACTGCGTTAACTTCTTTACCACTGTTTGTCCAGACTGTTTCAAACATATCGTTCAATACAGTTTCTGTTAGTGTTGCACCAGAGTAGTTAAAAGTGTTTGTTGTGGCTGTGCCATCAAACCAGTTCTTAATACCCTTTAGCTGACGAGCTGAACCAGAGCCACTGTTTGAAGCAACACCAGAAGCTATAGAACCACGAACTAGAGCGAACTCAATGTCGTTTTTCATAGCTTTTAGCTTGTCTACAATTTCCATAGCCATTCTGTCACCACCTACGCGTGTTACAGCTGATTCTGTACCAGATACTGAAGCAGTTTTGCTAAATATCTGTGTTATGTTTTGTTTGCGAACTGGGTCACCAGCTCCGTCTGTTGGTGCGTCTGCACCTTCAGCTTGTGCGTTTGCACCGACTGTTTCAAGACTGTCTTCAATCCACTCGTGAAGAGTGTTTGTAGCAGTACTTCGTTGTAATCCACTTACCAACTGATGCTCTGTTGGGTCAATGTTGATAACTATATCAAGCAAGGACTCTCTACGAGCAACATCTGGATAAGTGAAGTTAATGCCATTAGTTGCCATTACTTATATCTCCTTTTATTTGTTAATGTTTTTCATCTTATTGGGATGACTAAATTTTACCTTCTGCCAACCAATCAGCTACGAGTTGGTTACGAGCCTGTTGGTCTCCCCTACTCATTCTTTCCATCAAGTTAGCAGATTTGCCTGTATCAGTATTATTATTGGAATTGCTTTCAAGTGATGCCGATTTCTGTACTTTTTCTGATACCTGCGCTTGTGCCTTACCTCTTGCTTGATAAGATTGCATCTTACCTAGTAAGCGTTCAGCTATTTTGTTTAAATCGCCTTTTCCACCACTAGCCACATCAGCTATTCTTTGTGAGTTTAATATATCTCGCAGTTCGGAGTCTTCTTTGATTTCGGGGAATCTATTTTCAATCTGTGTCCAAGCCTTTTTCTCCATCTCTTGAAATTTCATTTTCTGTTCGATACGAGTTTCAGCGTCTTGCATAACACGATTGTAAAAATCCTTTGGGTCAATGTAGCCACTCTCGTCTGGAGTAAACTCAGGTGTTTGCTGTGGGATATTTAAGAACTGTGTAATGTCATATTCAGGATACTGCGTTTGCTGTTCCTGAACTGTCTCTACTTGTTCTACTGGTGAGTCAGCTATTTCTGTTTGATTTGTTTCTAAAGGTGCTTTGTTATTTGTTTCTACTGTTTGTGTTTCTTGAACCTGGGGTTCTGCTGCAGGTGTGTCCTGCGGTACTGGTGCATCTGCTTGCGCAGGTGCTGATACATTGGTGTCTTCCATTGTTGCCTTTCATATAGAGCTTTTCAGCTCTTAGCTAAGAGTTGATTATTATTGTGTTTTTGGGAAGGAATGTACCACGGTTACACTTTACACAAATCCAAGATTGCGTAAACTTGTCAATTTCATCGCTGTCTTTAACAAAGTTGTGTTCACAGTTTGGGTCTAGTAAAGGTACGAGGTTAGCCCTCTTAATAACTTCATATTTTTCATTATTATCATCTATACTTGAATTATCTGTTGATTTGTTGTAGTTGTCAATATACATAAGGGGTTACTCGCTTTGAGCAAGCTCTAATGATGCATTGAGGTCGGCTATAACTTTCTCGTTGGATTGTACTTCAAGGACTTGTTTAAGGCGTCTAAGAATATCTATCTTAGCTCGTATTTCTATGTACTCTTCATGTGTGCAGTTTTTGCTAATGAGTTTGTTGGTAAGTTGGCTGATAAGTTCTGCTATGTATTCTAGTACGTATTGACCAGATTCGCTGTTAACAAATGCCTGTGATTTGGCAGCTTTGCTTATATCTTTTTGTAATTTTTCAACATATTTTTGGCGTTCTGTTTTAACCTCTTCCATTGTATCCTCCCATTTCTGCTCCCATTTGTCCTAGTGCTTGGTCTGTCGGCATTGGTTCTGTCATACCTGGACTACCAGCACCCATCATTTCTCGTAGGTTTGCTACATCTTCTGGCATTTCTGGCTGAGCAGTTTCTATGTCTGTATCTTTGATAATAAATCTCTGTGGGTCACGTATGGCGTAATACATAACAGATTCGTCTAGTATCTCAGCATAGTTTACTTTTGGTATAAACTCTTTAGTACCAAGTATATTAGCCTGTTCTACGGCAGCTTTTTGTATCATCATAGCTTGTGTAGTAAGCGACTGTAGAGCGTTTCTCTTTTCGTCTTTGCTCATAGGCACAAGTGAGTCATCATCTATTGTTAAATCAATATCACCAGAGTAATCTGATGGTAATATTATGCCTGGTATTTCTTTACCTTTTTCGTAGGTTCTAATCTCTTCTGCTTTGTCCTGGAATTGCTGTAAGTTAGATAGCCATATTTTACCAATCATTATCATTGACTGTTTAAAGTTATCTCTCATATAGCCAATCTTTTCGTTCGCTGCTTCACTGATAGACATGATACCTGTAGCTGTACCAGCTGTTTTATCTGTTGCACTATTAGGTATACCAGATATGTATTGTGGCACTGTTGCTTGTTCTACAGCCTTGTCTATAACGTTCATAACCATAGATAGCTGTGCAGGGTTTGGTTCTGGAAATTTGAACGCTTCTGGTCTTTCACCTGTGTAAGTAATCTCACCACCTGGTTCTACCACAAAGTCTGATGTTAGTGTTCCGTCTTCGTACATAATCATAGAGTCAATAGATAGGTTCCAGTTGTCTAGGTAGTGATTAAATAGGTCGTTAGTAGCATATTGTAGTGAGCTATTGTTTTCAAATAGTGATTCACCCCACGGTGAGAAAGTCTTTCGTCTAATATAGAATGGCTGGATTGGGTAATAATTGTGCCAAAATTTCTTCATTGGTTTTTCTAGTTCTACCCAACCTTTACCAGTAGTACCAACACCGTAGGTTCCACAAAGTATCCCATCTGGAGTTTTCTCATATACTTCGTAGATTGTTGCTGTTGGTACAGTTTCATCATTCTCTTCAGCTTTGTTTGCATTTACAACACGATTCCTAGCTTGGTTATAAGTATCAAAGTTACCTTTAACTTGTGTATCAGATAGTAAATCAACGTTCTTATAGTTTGGGTTAGCTTTAATATCTTCTATTGGTTTAAAGTGTCTAACAATAACATATTTGGCTTTTGCAAAACTGGTAGCATTGTCACCTACAAATACATTAAAAAAGTTAATAGGTTCAAAAGTATTTTGACCATGTTTCATAGTCGTTACTTTTTCTTTACCCATATCTTTGACCATACCGTTAATATCGTAATCTCGGCTATACTTTTTCTTATCACCGTAATACCAGTAAGCTTTAGCAAATCCAGTACCTGCCACAACTGCATCAAGCATTGTGTCAAATACTTTAAGTTTCATTGGTTCATCTTGTCCGTAAGAATAGTCGTAATAAAGTTTAGAGTCTATTCTTTGTTGTTTATTGATAACATCTTCAGGTATTACTATCTTACCTTTTTCAGCGTCAAACATCATTTCGTTTTGTACCCTAGTTTTAAAGTATGGCAATACGCTAGAAAGTCTTGATATTAAATCCCAAGCTTTAGATGCCATAATTGGCACGTAAATCTTTGCTCTCCACGGTGCTACATTATCTGTGTTCTGAACAGCATACATAATGTCATAATATTTGCTTATTTTTTTAAACAAGTTTTCTTGGTTAGATTCAGTTCGAGTAAATCTTGTGTTCCAAATTTGCGCTCTTTCTTGTGGTGATTTTGGTTCTTTCATGCTGTCCTTATCATACACTATACAAAGTGTAAATGGTTATTTCTTCTTAGCCTTTGGTTTAGTGTGAGTCAATACTTTACTTGATGCTGTGTGTGCAACTCCTGAGTGTATCTTGCCGCCCATTTTGTGTGTTGCTCCAGTGTATAACTTGCCACTTGGTAGATAGTGTTTAGATGATTTAGCCATTATTTCTTTTTCCTTGCTGCTCTCATATTGTCAATTAAATTAGGATATGGTCTGCCAGCTTTCTTAGCCATAGCTTTTGCTTTAGCTTTTTTAGCTGGTGTTAGTTTCTTAGGTTTACCTAATGACTTTGGTCGTTTTTTATCCCAGATTTCTTTCATTATTTTATTGCTCTCTTTCTTCCTTTAGCAGCCATTGATGCCATTTTCTTAGCACCATACTTCTTACGACCTACAGCAGCAGCTATAGCTTTGGCACTTTTCTCTGACTTGCCAGACTTTTTAATACCAGCAACAACTTTTGCGAATCTACCACCACCACCTAATTTCATTGATTTATACATAATAATTTCCTTATTTCTTCTTTAATTTATTTTTTGTACTAATAACTTTGGCTTTCTTTTTAGCGTCTGCTTTTGAAGAAGCTCCCCAAGCCTGTAATGATAATAATAACCTAGTTGGGTTTCCTTTACTATCACGTTCAGGTCCTGGCATATTTCCCATTCTAGCTAAGAATGATGCACGTCTTGGGTTATCGCCTTTCTTAACTGGTGGTTTGAGTGTTCCGCCTTTATAAGATGCTCTACCTTTGGCGTTTAATCCACCTTTAGGATTCTTACCTTCTTTTCTTGTCCAAGCTGGTGATTTCATATTACTCCTTGTATTAAGTTGTTTCTTGAAATTTCTTCTCAAGTTTTGCTATTTTGAGTATCATTGTGGGCTACTCGGGAACTCTACAATATCTGATGGTATCCAAGTCTCAGGGAAGTCACGCAACGCCTGACGGTACACAATCCACGCTGAAGGATTAGGCACATCGGGTAGAACACGCCAATCGGATTGTGCGAGCAAATCGTTGCGTGCATTGCGCATACGCTTCATCAACCATTCGTCAGGTATCGGTTCTGCTGATATGTTCAAGTAGGTAATCATTATGCAAACTGCACATTCCCGATGATTTCTAAAATATCGCCTGTAGCCCAAGTCATCGGAACAATTGTGGTCACAGGGACTAGCGCATTGGATGAAACATAGGTGCTGACAATCCTTTGCGGATACACACCGACTGTTGTGGCAGATGCATAGGTAACTATTCCATTGAATATATTTATGGTGTCTAAATCAAAAAATGTTGCTATGGCATTTATGCGCAAGGGAGTCGGTGACCCTGACATACTGCGAGAGTTCGGTAAAGTCAAGATAGGTGTGGATGCTGTCATCGCCGATGTGCTTCCAAGAGTAAACTTGACTCTGAAAAATAAGGTGTTGCCAACTTCTTGATATTGACCTTCTCGTGTTCCATTTCCAACAGTAATGTTTGCAATAGAAGGAGTAAACGAAGTCCAAGCTGACACTTTGTTTGTGATTGCTGTAGTCACAAACGCTGTAGTAGCAACAGCAGTCGTACTATTGCCTGCGGTTTGAGTTACGGCGGTTGTTGCCGATGCCAACGCACCAGTATAGGAAGTAGCAGTAACAGTTCCCGAAACATCAAGAGCAGTTGTTGGTGAAAGCACGCCAATGCCGACACGCAAAGTAGCACCGTCAACAGTTAGTATTTCATTGCCATTTGATTGAATTGCCACATCAGCCGCACGAGTAGCATGAGTGTTGCCATACAGATATATATTTCCGCCAACAATTACTTCGTCAGGAATACCACCACTAATACGCAAACCATGTGATTCAGCAAGGGAACCAATCAAGCCTAGATTGGTCGTACCAGCGAGCAAGACACCAGCACTATTTACCTCAACATGAAGGCGTGCTGCTGGTGACGCCGTACCAATACCGACACGATTATTAGTTGAATCAACTTTAAGTATGTTGGTATCTACTGTTAAGTCATTAGTAACTGCTAAAGAACCAAGCGTGCCTACAGAAGTAATCGTTGTTGCTGCTGCTGGTAGACGGGCGTTATCTAAAGTGCCTGAAGTTAAATTAGTTGCATCCGTTGTTGGTGGATTATATAGAGGCATCAGGTTAACTCACTTACTCTACAAGTTGCTGTACCTGATGCTGTTATTCCTGTAACGATACCTGTG